CTAGCAGCACCAGGAAGAGTTTCATTGTCAATAGTTAACTGTTCCCAGCCACCTATTTTTTCAGGGAGTCCATATCTAAATCGAACAAAATCGCCATCAGTCCACTGAGACTCAGCTCCTGATTGTGTTATCTGTTTATTAAAACCGGGTTTAAATTGTAGTTTTTGAAGCATAGCACCTCATTATATATGCTTTTTATTATTTTGGTAGTACTATATTCTAATCTAACTTTAATAGCAAATTTAAGATTTTCCGTCTAAACCATGAATATTAACAAAACTATCAGAAAATTCTCTACCTATTTTACCTACAGGCATATAATTAATAGCTAATGAATATCGAGTTTGTTTACTGGTATGTGGTAGCACTTTATGAAAAACATCACTAGGAAAAATAATCAGCATTCCGTCTGTTGGTTGAAAACCATAAGCAGGAGCATTCCAAATATTTTCTTCTATTAAATCAGGTAAAAATCTTTTAACAGAATAATCAACAAAACCAATTTTAGCTCCATCTTTAGGGGGCTTTAAATATAAAACGGCACTTATAAAAGAATTATTATGGTTATGATAATCAGAAGTTTTATTACTTTCAGTTTTCGTAAACCAAGATCTAGTTAAAACAAGATCATTTTTATATTTCATAATTGTATTATTGTACTCATATATGTATTTATAAATATGATCTTTAGCAAATTTTAAATCAGGTTTATCTAAAACATTTAAATCAGTAGATGCATCAGCATGTTGAGATACACTGTCTTTATCTCCTGCTTTAAACCAACTTTTTTTCTTTAATATTTTTAATATTTTTGATGTGTCTATATCCGTTTCTTTAATGTATACAAGTTTACTAAATAAAGGATATACTGTAGCAGGCTTATTCATTAGTATTTTAAAAGTTTATAGTCTTGATAATAGTAATTTTTAATAAAAGATTTTTGTTTTTCAGTTAAATCAACTTCATTGTCTATTGGAGATTTAATGCTTTCTATATATTGTTTCGAATTATAGTCTCTATCTTCAATTTTAATATTAAAATTTTTATATAACCATTTATAAAAAGGTAAAAATAACTTGTCTTCATATCTCCATATTTTAGTTTTATAATCTATAAAATTAACCTGTGGTACAAACCAATTTGTTGGGTCATTTACTCTACACTCATTTACAAAGCTATCAAAAGATTCTTGAGTTTTAAAAATTTGATTTATTTTATCTTCATTAACTTTTGCATAACTTGTTAATGTACTTATACATCTATCAACAGTTTCTCGTATAATAGTAACTTTTTAATAGGACTTTGTAAAAGATATACTTCGTGTTCAGGAAAAGTTAAGTGTGTTAGTTCTCTTCCTCTCCATGTTATTAAATGGTCATTGTGATAACAAAAATGTCCATTCTTTTCTAAAAGATATCCAACGTACCTCCCAGCAGTTCTAGGTATATGAACAAAAAGTGTTTTCTTATTTATTAACATCTCTCAACCAACAGTTAAAACTAATACCATATTTATTCTTTTTTGAATTATGAGGAAAAGCTTTATGAAGTAGTTCGGGTGAAAATAAAACAAACTTACCTTTAGCAGGTTTTATTTGAACACCTATTTCATCAAAATCTAAAGTTTGAGGATGATCATTAAAATACAACACACCTGAAAGAATATTAGGTTTATGATCATGTCTTGAAGTCCAATCTCCTGCGCTAGAAATATAACCCCAAGCTTCTACAAGAATATATGCAGGTATAGGTTTAGAAGAATCTAAGTAAGTAGCCATTTTAGAAAAACATTTTAAGAATTCTTTATCATCTCTAAAATATGTCCAAGCTGTCATTTCAGCTTTTAAATGTGTTCTATAGCTTCTATTGTTTTCTTCTTTTACGCCTTGTTTTATTTTTTCAATAAAATAGTCTGCATTAACATCAATAGTTCCTTCTATTAAAAAGAAATCTTGTAAAAGTTGTCTTTCTATGTGCTTATGTATTTTTATCATTTATTTAAAATAATATTCCAATCTAAATCTTTTATTACTTTATTTATATGTATTTTTTTAATTCTATTTTCTTTAACAAAATTACTTAATTCTTTAAAATCCACTATATAATATTTTTCATCTATATCAAAAACTATTTTATCTGCTTTAGAATCATAACTCATTTCTTTCATATCATTTTTTACAGGTCTTAAATCATATTTTAAATTCTCATTTAACCTATTTTTTAAAACACCAGATACGTTCCACCCCTGACTAAAATTTTGATTCCACTTTACATCTTCTAAATATTTATTTACAAATTTATCCATTTTTAAACCAAGCAGGTAAACCTATGTGAGGTCTTTTATCAAATATATTTTCTTTAGACCCTTTTGTAGCAATATTATTATAATGTAGAAATACTTGAACACATTCATCACCTTTAAATTTTTCTCTCCAATGTTCTAAATCACATCCTCGATAGACTAACATATCTCCTGGCTGTAAGTTTACTTTAATACCTTTCATTCCTTTTTTTCCAGAAGGTTCTAAATATATTGGCCAATCATCACCACCTAAATTCATGGTCGTAGAAATCTCACAACTAAATCTATCTTTATGTCTATTTAATTTATCTCCTTTTTTATAAACCCTGCAGTAAGTATATGATGGATTTAATTTTAAAGAAGTTTCTTTTTCCATTATAGGCTGCACTTTTAGCATTAAAGTTTCCATTGCAATATCTCCATAACATGAATAGGTATTTGGAACCTGCGCATCATCACAAGTTCCTAACATCATCTCAAAAGGAGATATGTACTTACGTTCAACACAAGTACTATGAACCTGTTTTTTTATAGTTAAGTAGTTATATAAAAATAAAGCTAAGTCTTTTGAAATTACTTGTTTAATAACGGTATATTTATTTTTTTTAAAGCTCATAATTTATATTCAAAGTTAATCTAAATGCCTTATCTGTACATGAAGAGCTTCTATGTTCTTGATCTCCATCAAAAATTACACATTTATTTTTTTCTGGAATAATTTCTTTAGAAGGTTTTTTAAAAACTAAAGGTCCATTATTATCATTAATAAAATATAAGGCAGTCATATGTTTCCAAGGATAGTCTATATGATATATGTGTTTAATAATATTTTCTGTTTTTGTATAAAGATTTAATTTCGCTCTAATTAAATTTTTTGCTTTTAATTTTTTTAAAAACTCAGGCATAATATGTTGATATAAAGAACTATTAACTTTACTATTTTCATACAAATTATGTGTAAAATAACAATATCCACTTTTATCATTGTGGGAAATTTCTTTCTGTAAGAACCAAGAAAAATCGAAATTAGTTATAGTATTTTCTAATTTCAAACTTAATTCTTCAGGTAAAAAGTTTTTTTGAATCTTAATCATTTTCTACCATACCCGATGGGATAGCTTGAATATTAAAATGTATAAATCTAAAAGGTTCCTTACCATGATCTACTGTAAATTCATGTAATAAATAACTTGGAAATATTAATAGATTTCCTGGTTGTGGATGAAAATGAACTGTTTCAGATCCATAACAAAGTACATTTTCTTTTAATTTTAATTTTCCCATATTAGCAGCAGGTCTTGGATCAAGAAAAACAGGATGAGATGTTTTATCAGAACATTTTAAAAAATAAAAACCACTAACATGTTGATTTTGATGTTGATGAGTAGATTGATGTCCACCACCTTTTTTAGAAAATTCTTGAACCCAAAAGTCTGTAAACATTAATTTATATTGATCCATGTCATATCCATGTTTAGATAAAAAATTCCATGACATTTGACCTATATAATTCCTTAAATCTAAAAAATTATTATCTGTTAATAATTGACCTGAATGATGACTTAAACCAAAATCTTTTGATTTTTTTATTAAAGCATCATCTCTTTTTCGAGCATCTTTAATAATGTTATCTGTTGCTTTAATTGAAGACTTTAAAAATTCTTGCTTATCTTCAATATATATTGGGGTACTAAAATGATTGTAAAGTTTCATATTATTTAAAAGCCTCTCCTAAATTCCACATTACTAATGAATACCTTGTTCCTTTCGTTACTGGTTTTACCCTATGCCATAAAAAAGATGGAAATACAACAACTGTTCCTTTAGGAAGTATTTCTTTTACAGTGATTAAATGTTCTGACTCATCTCTTAAATTTGGATTATAGTCTCTAAAATCAAATTGTAATTCACCTCCTTTATACTCAGACCCATCAGTAAGTTGACAAGTCATAGATATTTTTCTTTGTTTTTTATTTTTAGAAGCTTTGAATGCATCAATATGCCAGTCATAATATTGATTTAATTTATATTTAGTAAACTGACATGTTTCACTAGAATCCCATTGAAAATTCCAACCCGCATTAATATTTGCAATATTAACAAAAGGTTGTATTTCTTTTATAATCCAAGGTTCATTAAGCCATACAACATCTGAATTTCTTTTAGCTTTAACTTGTTGTATTTCTTTTTTTGATAAATTTTCTTTACTATTAATTCCAATTTTACCCATCATTTCAGGTTTAGAAAGAGCATATTGAATTACTTCATCACAAAATTTTGATGATAAAGCTGATTTAAAATACCAAAAATTATTCTCCAATGGTAACATAAGTATTAAATTGTATAAAATTTAAATCTGCTTTTTGTGTATTACTTATAAAATAATAGTTAGAAGCAGGAAACATAATAAATTTATTGTCTGTTAATGGAATAGTCCATTTTAAATTTTTCTTTCTATTATCATCATATAATATTGTGACATTACAATCTTTAACTCTTACTCCATATAAAAGTATCCAATCAGCAGACTTAGGTAAATCTGTATAATCTATATTTAATTGAGGTTCGGTTATTTCATTTGGTAAATATATGTGATTATATTTATCTCTATTTTCTAGAGCACGTTTGTATCTTAAACGCATATTTTCAATAATATAGGTATTTAATTTTTCCCACTCTTTAGAATGTATAAAGTGTTTACCTTTAATATATCCTTCAAATGCTTTTAAGCATAACTCATCATTATTTATTTCAAAACCTTTTGGCATTGAAATATCATCATAATAAATAGATTGTTCTGTAAGTTGTATCTTTCTCATATAATTTTGTATATGAGATATATAATATTATATAATTAGAAAGTCAACAATTGTTAAGGAGCAGTAGATGCTACCCACCCATTATCAACTAAATCCCAAGTTCCATTTGTTTCATTCCAAACGTATACCCAACCATGACTAGGTGGTGTTTGAACTAACCCTTGGTCATTTAAAATAGGTGTATTTTGAGAAACTTGTTCCTCAGTTAATGCAGGTGCATCTCCAATAGGAGAAGTCCATTTTGCGTTAGCAACGTCTTTTACCCAAGATGCGTATGGTTTTTCAGGCCAAAATATATTATTAGCTGCGTCCCAAGTATATCCAATACATGCATAATTTCCTCTAAACGGAGTTCCACCATCTCTATGGTTGTTTTCAAACGTATTATAAGAAGTTTTAATCCAAAGATTAGCAGGCCAATTATTGTTTGTTTCTAAGTATTGTTGACCTACTTGTTCAGATTCAACACCATTAGACATAATTTTACTGTCTTCAATATATACAACTGAAAGAACTTCGTTTTGTTCATTTATTTTTGCAAAGTGTGCCATTATTGAAAT